CCTGGAACCGGCGGAAGGCTACGTGCCGGCCGACCTGGACTTCCACGGCGAAGCGGACGACCCGATGACCGCCGACGGCGATTACGTGCAGGACGCCGAAGACGAAACGATCCCGTTCTGACGTGCCGCGGGCGCTGGTCACGTTCTGGCGTGATGCCGTCTTCGCGTCGGGTCTGCCGCCGATGACGAAGCTGGTCGGGCTGGCGCTCGCGCAGCGGATGAACCGCGACGGCGCGGCTGAATGCAGCCGCGCCGCCGTGGCTGATACGGCCGGCGTCGGAATGACCGTGACGAAGGAAGCCGTTCGCCGGCTGGAGCGCTGCGGGCTGCTGCGGGTGGATCGGACGGTCGGCGGGCGCGCGTTCGTGAACCGGTATCAGGCCGTCGTCCCGACCCTAAACGGGTCGCAAGGCGTCCTGTTTCAGCCCGCTAAACGGGTCGCCACGCGACCCGTTACTGGCACGGAAACGGGTCGCGTGGCGACCGAAAACGGGTCGCCTGGCGACCCCGTATCTAGAAGTTCAGAAGACCTTTCGCGCGCGCGTACGCGCGCGCGCACGCCGCAGCGGTTCGTCCCGGACGACGTGCTGATCGCGGAAGCGAACGCGCGCGCCGCGGACTACATCGCCGCGCTGGCACCCGCTAGCGGAAACCCCGTGGCGAAGGGGACGGGGTCGTGATGTTCCCCATTCACCACGCTGGGTGTAGGATCCCGACACCTGGCGGCGAAAGGAAGCCGTATGCGAGCAGGGGAGAAGGTGCTATCCGTGGCAGACCTGCTACGGATGGTGGAAGCGGTCGGCGGTCGCATAGACCGCCGCGGGAAGCATTACCGGGTGCTGGACAGCCGCGGTCAGTTCGTCTGTCCGATCCCGACCAGCGGGACGCTGAATGGCCGTATGTACCTGAACGTCCGCAGCCCGCTACGGCGCGCCGGCCTGTGGGATCCGGCCTTCGCGAGCAGGAAACCCCGTGCTGCTGCTGGTGACGCACGGGCACCCGACGATGCTGCGGCACGCGTCGCCGCACCTGGGACGACTGGTGCAGCCGCGCCACTACAGCGCGATCCGCGAGACAGCGCGAAGCGGCATTCCGTGGGCCGCCGATAACGACTGTTTCCAGGGGCTGGATGAACCGGCCTGGCTGGAAATGCTGGACGTGCTGGCAGGCCTGCCCGGGTGCCTGTTCGCGGTCGTCCCGGACGTCGTCGCGGACTGGCAGGCGACGGACGACCGGTGGACGGCGTACGCGGCGGAAGTCGCGCGCCGCGGGCTGCCGCCCGCGTACGTGCTGCAGGACGGCTGCCCGGGCTACCCGGACGACGCTGCCGCCGTGTTCGTCGGCGGCACCACGACCTGGAAGCTGAGTCGGGCGGCGGCGCTGCTGGTCGCGCAGGCACGCCAGGAAGGCCGCTGGGCGCACATGGGCCGCGTGAACACCGCGAACCGGGTCCGGTACGCGGCCAGCATCGGCTGCCAGTCCATCGACGGCAGTTCGTGGGCGCGCTGGGAACGCGTCCACCTGGCAAGGGGAATCAGGCTGGCCGGCGCGCCCGCCCAGCTCCGTCTGGAAGGAACGTAGGAATGCACCGCACGCGCACTATCGGACTGGTCGCGTTCGCCGCGTACGTCGCGACCGTGTTCGCCGCGAACTGGGCGCTGACCCGGTACGGCATCGTCAGCGTCGGGTTCGGGCTGTACGCGCCTGCCGGCGTCTACTTCGCCGGCCTGGCGTTCACGTTCCGGGACGTGATCCAGGAAACGCTGGGCCGGGAAGCGGTCGTGCTCGGGATCCTGGCCGGCGCGGCTGCCAGCTGGGCGGTCAGCGCCACGTTCGCGACCGCCAGCGCCTGCGCGTTCCTGGTCAGCGAACTGGCGGACTTCGCGGTCTACACCCCGCTGCGCGTCCGCAGCCCGGTCGCGGCGCTGGCGCTGTCGAATACCGTCGGCGCGGTCGTGGACAGCGTCGTCTTCCTGTGGCTGGCGTTCAGCAGCCTGGCGCTGCTGTGGGGACAGGTGATCGGGAAGCTGTGGGTCACGCTGCCGTTCGTGGTGCTGCTGGCCGTGTACCGGTGGCGCAGGTGGGAACTGGCTTCCTGACGCCGTACGAATGGCGGCTACTCGGGTTCCTGCTGCTGGCGCTCACGTTCCTGGTCGTCTTCTACCGACCGCCGCCGTGATCCCGCTACGGGTGCTGGCGCTGGCGCTGCTGTGGGCCGTGGTCGTCTGGCTGCTGCTGCTGCTGATCGTCGCGGCAGCGATGCGCTGGGCGTAGCATCGTGGCTGTGGACGAACAGCGCCGATGGCGGCTGAACTGGGATCGCCTGGCGCTGGTCGCGTTCGTCGCGCTGCAGGTGGTGGTGGTGATCGCGCTGCTGGCGGCGCTGGTCGCCATCGCGACGCACTGACCCGAACAGCTGTTCGTCAAAAGGTGCGCGGCGTAGCCTGCCGCGCTATGGCCAGCGCCTACGACTACCTGACCGACTCCGAACGCGTCACGTATAACGAAACGTCGCGGCTGATGCAGCTGTCCGACTGGGACGCGTGGGACGACCAGCTGCAGGACTGGCTGGACGTCACGCAGACCTGGATCCGCGACCGGCGCGCCTACATCAGCGACCTGGCGACCGGCGAAGTCGAATCGGGGAACGGCCCAGGCTGGGACACCTGCCATCGCCGCGAGCGCTACGACTACCTGCACCGCGCGAACTATGCCGACGCCGCGCCGCACGCGGTCTGTCAGCTGCCGACGGAAGCCGGCACGCCGTCAGAAAAGCTGTGGATCAGCCTGCGCGAGATGTGGTGGATGAACCCGTCCAGCGCCTACAGCGAACAGTCCGCCCGCCGCCAGGCCTGCACGGACTGGCTGATCGCGCAGCGGAAGAACGTCTGGAATCACGCGGAAGGGAACGTGCCGGGTGCCGAACCGGGCTGGAACGTCAGCGACCGGCAGCAGCGCTACACGAACCTGCAGGTCGCGACGAAGGCCGGCAGCGGCTACGCCGACTGGTGCGAAACGCACGACCCCGCGACCGGCCAGGAAACCGGGTCGGGCGGCGGTTCGTCGGGCGGATCCGGGGGGAGCTCGAGGGATAAGGCGCTGTCGTGGATGGCCGGCCATCGCGGCTGCTACGAATCCCCCGGCGGATCGAACTGCGACAGCCGCAGCGACGGGATCCGCAAGGCGCAGGACGACTGCGTGAAGATGGGATCGTCCGGGACGTGGCTGCGGAACGAACCCTGGTGCGGGGTGTGGTGCGCGAACGCGATGGAAGCGGCCGGCGTGAAGGGGCTGTCCTACAACCTGGCCAGCGTCGCCTGGATCGAAGACCAGGCGAAGCGTGGCGGACCGCCGTTCACGGGCTGGACGACCGACGGCGGGAAGGCGCAGCCTGGCGACCTGGTCATCATCGGCAGTTACGGCGGGCACGTCGGGATGCTGCGGAAGATCGAATCCAGCAGCACAGCTTCCGTGGAAGAAGGGAATACCAGCGACACAAGCGCGCTGCGGTCCCGGTCCCGGTCAAGTGAAGTCCGCGGCTATGCCCGCGTCGCCTACCCGTAACGGAGGGAACTGCCGTGACCGACGACCCGACCACCACCACGGACGAACCGACCGATGACAGCGGCGCGTCGCCGCTGAACCCGGAAGCGCCCGACACGGAACCGACCAGCGCCGCGAACTTCACAGGCGATGCACGCGACCGGCTAACCGAAGGCGAGTCCGACCAGCTGCAGCACCTGTCCGAACAGGAAGCGGCAGACCGGGCAGAACCGGCAGCGGACGAAGACCAGGCCGACGTGCCGGACGATCCGATGCCGGATGACGAAGCCGCTGCGGGTGCCGGCCAGTAGCCGCACCTACGGCGCTGCGTGGCGCAGGCTGCGGCAGGCCGTGCTGATCCGGGATGGGTGGCGGTGCCACTGGTGCGGCCGGCCTGCGAATCAGGCCGACCACGTCGTGGCTATCGCGGATGGTGGCCAGGTGCTGGATCCACGGAACGTGGTCGCGGCCTGCGCCCGCTGCAATGCGCGGCGCGGGATGGCGGTCGGCGTGCGCCGCAGGTACAGGGACACGGGGGGTGGGGTAGTGCCGGCCACCCCCCCGGGGGGTGGGGGTGGGGGTGCCGGCGACCCGGTAGCGCGCCGCCACAGCGCATGTATGGGCGCGATTCTTTATTCCGCCGCCACGACTGAGCCTGCGGGTCACGGGACTGACGGGAACACACCGGACCTGGCCACATCGCCGCCGATCCACAGCCGCGGGGTCGTGGCGGGAGCGATCCGCAGCGATGCCGCCCAGGCGTAGCCGCGCTACGGCCGAACCGACCCCTGCGAAGCCGCCCGCACGGCCGGCGCACGGGTCGCTGGTCTTCAAGGGATCCCAGCGTCCGCTGCGGCTGGTCGATCTGCCGCCGTGGCACGGCTGGCGCTGGACGTCGGAAGCGAAACGGGCGGAACGCTGGATCACGAAGTACCTGGTCACGCCGACCGGCGCGGGTGCGGGCGCGCCGATGCGCGTCGCGGCGTTCCAACGGCAGATCCTGGAAGCCGTCTACGCGTACCTGGCGACGTTCGTCAGCCTGCCGGCCGCGAACGGGAAGACGACGTTTCTAGGCGCGGTCGCGCTGGAGCGTTTGGCACGCGGCGACGACTACGCGGAAATCGATGTGGTCGCCACGAAACAGGAACAGGCCGGGTTCCTGGTGGAAGCGGCGAAGCGGATGGTGGAAGCGTCGCCGGAACTGGTCAAGCGGTGCCGCTGGCACAGCCGCGAACAGATCCTGGAGTACGTGCCGACCGGATCGAAGCTGCAGGCGCACCCGGCGAAGCTGTCCGCCGTGCAGGGACTGAACTTCAGTCTCGCGATCATCGACGAAATCGGTTTCGCGCATGACGAAACCGTGGAGTCCCTGATCGCTCGGCTGGGGAAGCGTCCCGATGCCCGACTGGTCGGCATCGGGACGCCAGGCTTCGACCCGAACATCCTGCACAGGCTGCGCGGCGCGAGCATCGACGGCGACCTACCGGACGGCGTCCACTACCTGGAGTGGGCAGCCGATCCCGGGTCGGACACGATGGACCGCGCGGCGTGGCGGCACGCGAACCCGGCGCTGCGGGCTGGCTTCCTGACCGCGCGAGCGCTGGAAGTGCAAGCGGGACTGCTGAGTCAGCGCGAGTTCCGCACCTACCACCTGGGGGTGTGGACTGACTCCAGCGCGCCGTGGCTGCCGAACGGCGCATGGCAGGCCTGTCCGTATCAGCCGCCGCCGCCGCCGGGAAGCGAAGTGGTGCTGGCCGTGGAAGGGACGTTCCGGCGCAGCGTCGCGATCAGCGGCGCGACGATGGACGGCGCGATCTTCTTCGGATGGTGGTCGGAAGCGGCGCTGGACCGCGACGTTTCCGCCCAGCTCCACGCGGCCTGCGAACAGTGGGACGTCCGCTGCGTGCTGCACCCGAAACGGATCCGGCCGGCGCTGTTCCGCGACCTGCGCGACCAGTCGGTCCCGTGCGAACCGTGGAACGGCACGCCGGATAACGAAGCGACGTCCGCGAATGAGTTCTACCGGGCTATCGTCGGCGGCGACATGCGCCTGGCGCACGACCATTCAGAACTGATGGCCGACCATATGGCGGCGGTCCGCGCCCGCTACGGCGTGGACGGATCGCTGCGCCTGGTGCGGCCAGACGATGACCGGTTCGCGGACGTCGCTATCGCTGCCCGGAACGCGTGGTGGAAGGCAGCTGAGATAGCCGAAGACGTCGGCGCGCTTACGATCTACTGACTTCGAACCGTGTCCCTGACCACGTCGAATGTATCGAAGTGGTCAGTCAGTGGAAGACCGCGTTACAGTCAAGCGGTCTACTCAGACAGCCGCCAGTCCACATCGCTGGAGGGAAGATGGAAGGGGACCCCGTCGTGCAGTTGGAAGCCGTCGCAGACCGGGCGCGGGCGCTAGCGATCCTGCGTGAGTCGGTCGGACAGCAGGAAGCGGAACTGATCGCCGCCGCCCGCCAGGCGAACGATGCCGGCGCGAGTATCGCCGCTATCGCTCGCGCGGCGCAGGTCAGCCGCCCGACCGTCTACACCTGGATCCGCCAGGAAGACGTGCCAGCGCTCGTCTGAGCGATCCGGCCTGTCCGAACCCTACGCGCCGCGATCTGTTTAGACTGGCGCTGTGGGCCTGCTGGACCGGATCCTAGGCCGTGCTGCAGCCGAACCGCCACCACGGATCGCGCAGCTGCAGCTTCCGACGGGCTTCGACCCGAATCTGGCAGGCCTATTCGCCGGCTGGGGATCGCCGGAACTGGCGAAGCGGGTCGGCACCGCCGTCCGCTGTCTGCAGCTGGTCTGCCAGCAGGTGGCCGCGATGCCGCTGCGGTTCCGCGGCGCGTATGCGCCGCTGTGGACGTCGAATCCCGACCCGGTCTGGTTCCCGAACGGGATCGGGGATGCGATCTTCGCCAGCGTCGCGTCGGTCTACGCGTACGGCGACGCGTTCCTACTGGTCACGGATCGGTATGACACGGGCTACCCGCGCAGCTGGACCGTGCTGGATCCGTCCGTGGTGGTCGTCGGCGCTGACTCGCGCGGCGCAGGCCGCACCTACCGCGTCCGCGAAACCGACCTGGACCCGGACGACGTGCTGCAGATCAGCCGGCACCCGGACGGGACGCTGCGCAGCGATTCCGCGCTGTCCGGCTACGCGTCGAATGTGATCGCGGCGTACAGCGCCGAATCGTTCGCGTCGGACTTCTACGGCGCGGGCGGCGTGCCGTGGGCGGTGCTGCAGTCGAATCGCCGGCTGGACGCCGAACAGGCCGCGTCGCTGCAGGCACAGTGGACCGCCCGCGTCGGGCTGCGCGGCGGCGCGCCCGCGGTGCTGCCGCCCGACGTGACCTTCCAGCAGTTCAGCTTCAATCCGAAGGATCTGCTGCTGCTGGAGTCGCGCGAGTGGGACGCGAAACAGATCGCGGCGGCGTTCGGCGTGCCGGCGTTCATGCTGAACATGGACCAGGGCGGCGGGCTGAACTATTCGAACCCGGCGATGCTGTTTGACACCTGGTGGCGGACGGAGCTGTACCCGGTCGCGCGGCGGATCGAATCGGCGCTGTCGGTCTGGCTGCCGCGCGGGTCGTGGGTCGAATTCGACCCGTCGATCCTGCTGCGTCCCGACCTGCCGACGATGACGACCGTCTGGCTGTCGCTGGAAGCGGCCGGCATCGTCACGAAGGACGAAGTGCGCGCCGCGGTGCTGGACCTGCCGCCGCTGACCGACGGCGACGCGCTGGCGCTGATCGATGAACCGCCGGGAGCGAACGCGTCCGCCGCTGACCCGCAGCTGCCGACCGCGCCGGCCGTGCTGGAAGTGGTGGTGGGGAATGCCTGACGACCTGCTGACGCGCACCTACGCGCTGCGCCTGGAATCGCTCGCGGACGGCGCAGGCCGCGTCGTGGAAGGCCGCTGCGTGCCGTACAACGTGGAAACGCTGGTCGCGGATCCCGGTACGGATCCGTACCTGGAAGTGTTCCGCCCGGGCGCGTTCGCGCGTGCCGTGCGCGCGCCGAACCGGGTCACGTTCCGGTTCCGGCACGGCGACGGACTGGCCGACTGGATCGGGCAGGGGCTGGAGTTCCGCGAGGACGACGACCAGCTGGCCGGATCGTTCCGGGTGACAGCGTCGGCGTTCGGCGATCACGCGCTGGCGCTGGTCGATGACGGCATCATCCGCGGCCTGTCGGTCGGGTTCATCGACCTGGCGCGGCGGGTGCAGAAGACCGCCAGCGGCGCGATCATCCGCGCCCGCTGCCACCTGGCGGAAGTGTCCCTGGTGCCGGAACCCGGCTATGCCGGCGCGGTCGTCACTGGCCGGCGCGAGTCAGACGATCCGCTGCCCGTGGTGCAGCTGGACGGGTACGCCGACCAGCGCGAACGGCTGCGCGCCATCGGCGTTCAGGTGTAAGTCCGCCGACGTATCTGTTACCTTCGCCGGGTCGGATAGCCCTACGCGAAGGGGGTCGGAATGCGAAGCGATTCGGCGCAGGTAGCCGCGCAGCTGACGGCTGCGTCCAAACTGCTGGATCAGTCGCCGGGACTGAACGTGTTAGACGCGTTACGCCAGGCGCACGAATCAGCCGGCGCGTCAGACGATCTGATCGGAGATACCTACTACGTGCTGCTGGGATACATCGACCCGGCCGGCGGCTATCTCGCGCCGTGGTCAGACTCAGATACGCACGACCGGGTAGCGTCGCGACTCAGATCAGCAGCCCGGTCACTGAACGGGTCGCACAAGGTCAGCGCCCAGCCGGGTCTGCCGGCCAGCGCCGCCATCCAGGTGGTCGCGAAGACCGACAAACGCAAGTCCTACGCGTTCCGTGACCCGGCCGGGAAGCTGAAGCATCGGCGCGGCGTGCTGGCCAGTGTCCTGACCCGCCAGCTGAAGGCCGGCGCGAGTCGCAAGCGGATCCAGGAAACGGAAGCCGCCATCGCGAAGCTGGACGCGGAACTGGCGCTACTCGGCATCGATGTAAACGAAGCTACACCCGGCGGCGGGATCGATCCCAGCGGTTCCGCCGCCGATGACAGCGACCAGGCCGGGACGCCGGAGCGGCGTCCCGGCCTTCAGTCCGGGCTGTAGAATCGGCCGGCCGATCCCGTCCGGCATAGCAGCGGGAAACAGGCGACCCGACACCCCGCTGGCGGTGCCGGGTGAAGCGCCCGCCGTCGCGGCAGCTGACTTCGCGGAAGGTGGCACGCGACGGCGGCGCTTCCCATGCCCGTGGACCGGTCTGCTATACGCTCCAGTCCGAACGGCACCCCGCGCCGCGACACCCCGATCCGCACGCTGGATCGGCACCCCGCACGGCGGCACCCCGTGATCGCTAACCCGATCCCGCAGGGGAGTCCCGATGCCGAACGCCGTCCTGCAGCGCCTGGTCACGGAGCGCGAACAGATCCTGGAGACAGCCGACCAGGTCAGCGCTGCCGCGGAAGACGAAGACCGCGACCTGAGCGCTGCTGAAGTTGACCTGATCCGCCGCAGCCGCGAACGGGCGGACGCGCTGGATCCGCAGATCGCGGAACTGCTGGAGCTGGAGGAAACGCGCGGCCGGTCGCAGGCCGCACGCGCCGCGCTGCACCGCGCAGCGCCGCCACGCGAACCCGACCAGCCGCAGCCGACCCCTGACCAGCCCGTGTATCAGACGTTCGCGCAGTACGCGCGGGACGCGCTGATCTGCCGCGTGGAGCGGATCGGCAGCACGGTCGGACCGGAACTGCGCCGCGCCGCCAGCGAACGGCTGGAGCGCGCCGCCGCCGTCCACACCCTGACCAGCGACGTGGTAGGCCTGATCCCGGATCAGCACATCGCGCAGATCTTCGAAGCGATCAATACGGCGCGGCCGGTCGTCGCCAGTTCGCGGCAGATCGGCCTGACGTCCGGGAAGCTGACCTGGCCGTCCATCACGGGACGGCCGACCGTCGCGAAGCAGGTCACGGAGAAGACGAACCCGGCCTATTCGAACATGACGGTCATCATGCGCGAGCAGGTAGCGGACACCTACCTGGGCGCGGGAAACCTGTCCTGGCAGACGATCAATTGGAGCAGCCCGGACGCGCTGCGGCTGTTCTTCGATCTGATGGCTGAGGCGTACGCGGAGCAGACCGAAAGCGCGGCCTGCAGCGTCGTGGACGCCGCCGCCGCCGCGGGCGGCACGGTCGGGTCCGACGACCTGGCCGGCTGGATGGCTGCTATCGCCGCCGCCGCCGGACAGGTGAAGGCCGCGGGTGGCCGCGCGAACGCGATCTACCTGGACGGCGTCACGGGCTACCACCTGCTAGGCCTGGTGGCCGTGGAAAACCCGGTCTTCCTGACCGTCGGACCGGGATCGCTGGGCGACGCCAGCGGGAACATGGGCGGACTGCGGTTCATCGTCAGCGACGGGTTCCCGGCCGCGACCGCCATCGTCGGCGACTCCACGAAGCTGCTGTGCGCGGAAACGCCGGGAGCGCCCGTGGAGATGCGCGCCGTAGAACCGTCCATCGGCGGTCTGGAGGTCGGCGTCATCGGCGCGTTCGCGTCCGTCGCGGCGCTGCCCGCGGCGTTCGTGCAGCTGACCCCGCCCGTCGTGGCCGCGTCCGCGACCGCGTCGAAGTCCACGAAGTAGGAATCCCGGTGGCGTACGCGACCGTGGACGAACTGGCCGCAGCGCTGCGCATCCAGCGCACGCTGACGACCGATCAGACCGCCCAACTCCAGGCCTGTCTGGACGCCGCTGCGGCGGAAATCGACCACGACTGCGACCGGCTTCCTGACGACCCGATCCCCCCGGGCGATCCCCTGGCCAACCGGGTGAACCTGCTGCGCGCCGTGGAGTGGTGGAAGGCGAACGATGCCGCGTTCGGCGTCATCGGCTTCGACCAGTCCGGCGCGCTGCAGGCACCCCGCGACGGCTTCAATCGGCACGCGTTCACGCTGACGCCGCTGAAGCATCAGTGGGGGATCGCGTGAGCGCCCAGGCACCCGCCGGAACGCTCACGATTACGGACGCGCGCGAGCGCTGCGCTGCGGCGCTCGCGCCCGTCCTGCCCACTGACCCGGACGTGCTGGTGAACCTGGTCGATGCGATCAGTCCGCCCGTGCTGATGGTCGGCTGGGACGACCCGTGGCTGGAACCGTCCGGCACCTGCCGGTTCGTGGCGCGGCTAGTCGTCTACTGCTGGGCCGGCCGGCTGGAACCCGGCGAAGGGGTGTCCGTCCTGGAAGGCCTGGTCGCGCACGTCGTGCAGCGGATGACCGCCGACGGCTACAGCTGGGGACAGGCGACCGTGAGCGCGCCACGGGCCTATCCGTTCGCGAACATCGACTACCTGGCCAGCCGCGTCACGTACGCGGTTCACGTCACGACCGAAGGGGAGTAGGGATGCCCATTCCGAAGCCGCTGATTCTGGATAACGCCGACCTGACCATCGCGGATCAGTCGCTGAAGTGCGTCCTGAATCACATCGAACTGAACCCGGACGTTTCCGTGGTCACGCTGACCACGATGTGCGGCGAATCCGACTACCCGGGCAGCGTGAAGTGGTCGCTGGTCGCGACGCTGTATCAGTCGTTCGACGTCGGCGCGACGGAAGAAATCCTGAGCGCCGCCGTGGACGGCGGCGTGCCGGTGGACTTCCTGCTCACGCCGTACAGCGACCAGCCGATCAGCGACACGAACCCGGGCTGGACCGGGCAGCTGATCCCGCAGCCGTACAGCCCGATCAATGGCGACGCGGGCGCGGAATCGACCATCGACCTGGAATGGTCGGTCGTCGGCGCGCCGCAGAAGATCGTCATTCCGCCGATCACGACCGCCGCCGCCGCCGCCGCGACGACCAGCACGAAGGGATGACCCGTGGCGGACGTTCCGCCACGCGTCGAAGTCCGCGGCTTCCGGGAACTGGCCATCGGGTCTGAACGGCTGTTCGCGAAGCTGGGCCGGTCCGGCGACGCCGCATCCCAGCAGGTGGGGGACGGCGTCGCCGGCATCGTCCGCGCCCGGGTGCCGCGCCGCACGGGCGCGCTGGCCGGCACGGTCAGCGCGGACGACGCCGGCAGCGGCGTCGTGGACGTCAGCATGGGCGGCAGCCTGCGCTACGGCGGCTGGATCGAATTCGGCGGCGGACACGGCCGGCCGTACATCGCTTCCGGCCGCTACCTGTACCCGACCGCGCACGCCGCGCAGCCCGTGCTGGAAGCCGCCCACGGCATCGCTGCGCAGCGCGAGATAGGAATGATGGTATGGCCGACGCCGACGTAGTCCGTATGCCCGAACAGCTGCCCGAACTGGTCCGCGTGGACCCGTCCGCCGGGATCCGGTTCACGCCGAATCAGCTGCGCGCGCTGAAGGCCGAAACCGGCCGCACGATGACCGACCTGCTGGGCGAAGACGGCGACGATGAAGACCGTATGCAGGCGATGGTCTGGCTGGAGTTGCGGCGGCAGGGGAAGGCGGTCCCGTGGGATCGCTGCGGCGACGTGGCGCTGGAGTTCAGCCTGCCCACGCCGGACCCTACTACCGGCGGGAGCTCGACGGAATCGCCGCGTTCTGCCGGTTCTGGCGGATGACTCCCGCCGACGTCGAAGCGATGGACGCGCCCACCTTCGACGCGTTCGTCCGGTACATGAAACGCGAACTGCAGGAAGCCGCCCGCGCCGCCAGGAAGCGCTAGCCGATGAACGCGAAAGTCATCGTCGAATACGTCACGAAGACCGACCAGCTGCAGAAGGGGGTCGGGCAGCTGGCGGCGTCCGGGTCGAAGGCGAAGGTGGCGCTGTCGCGCGCGTTCATCCCGGCAGCGGCGGCGCTGGGCGTGATGGCCGTCGCGGCTGGGAAGTCGGTCGAAGCGGCGTCGGCGCTGAACGAACAGATGAGCGCGTCCACGCAGGTCTTCGGCGACCACGCGAAGGAAGTCCAGGACTGGTCGAAGACGACCGCCGACAGCGCCGGCCTGTCCCGCACGGAAGCGCTGAAGGCCGCGAACGCGTACGGGAACATGTTCGCGACCGTCGGGCTGGGATCGAAGGACGTCAGCACGATGTCCCGGTCGATGGTGCAGCTGGCCGGCGATATGGCCAGCTTCCACGACCAGGATCCGACGGAGATGCTGCAGAAGCTGCAGTCCGGCCTGGCCGGCGAAGCGGAACCGCTACGGAAGTTCGGCGTGCTGCTGTCGGACGCGCGAGTGAAACAGTTCGCCTACGCGAACGGGATCGCGAAGACCGGATCCAACCTGACCGAAGCGCAGAAGGTGCAGGCGCGCTACGGCGTCATCCTGCAGGACTCCGCGAAGGCGCAAGGGGACTTCGCGCGGACCGGGGATAGCGTCGCGAACCGGCAGCGGAAGGTGGCCGCGGAAACGGAGAACGTCAGCGCCCAGTTCGGCACGGCGCTGCTGCCGGTCACGCAGGCCGTGCTGGGCGTGATGACGTCGCTGCTGGGATTCCTGGGCCGCTACCCGGGCCTGCTGAAGGTGCTGGTCATCGCCATCGCCGGCCTGGCCGCTGCCATCGTCGTCCTGAACGTCGCGCTGACCGTGATGGCGCTGGTCACGGCACCCGTCGGCGTGACCATCCTGCTGGTCGTCGCCGCCGTCGTCGCGCTGATCGCGGTCGGCGTGCTGCTGTGGCGGAACTGGGACAAAATCACGGCGGCGCTGAAGGCCGCGTGGCTGGGGATCGAGAACGCCGCGCTGTCCGCGAAGGCGCAGATCGTCGGCGCGTTCACGTCGCTGGCGTCCGCCGTCACGTCCATCGTCCGCGGCTTCCTGGCGTGGCTGTCCGCGAACTGGCGGACCATCATCGTGATCCTGGCGGGACCGATCGGGCTAGCGGTCGTGCTGATCGCGCGCTACTGGTCGCAGATCACGGCCGGCGCACGGTCGGCGGTCGCCGCCATCCAGTCCGCGTGGAACGGCCTGAAGACGTGGCTGGCCGGCGTCGCCGGGACCATCGGCGGCTACCTGTCGCGGATCAGCAGCGCGTTCGGCGCGATAGGCGACGCCGCGCACGCCGCCGCGTCCAGTATCCGGTCCGCGATCAGCGGCGTGATCGAATGGCTGGACCGGCAGGTGGCGAAGTTCCGCAGCGCCGGATCGTCCATCGCAAACGCGCTGAAGGGACCGATCAATTCGTTCATCGCGTCGTGGAATTCGTCCGTCATCCGGGTTCCGAAGATCAGCATTCCCACGCTGGACACGAAGCTGCCAGGGGTCGGGAAGATCGGCGGCGGCACGGCCGGCGGACAGTCGTTCGGGTTCCCGCACATTCCGCCGCTGGCACGCGGCGCGGTCATCGACTCCCCCACGCTGGCGCTGATCGGCGAAGGACGCGGGCGCGAGCTGGTGACGCCGGAAGCGCTGCTGCGCAGCATCGTCGGCGAATCCGGCGGCGGCGACCAGTTCACGCTGAACGTGTACCCGCGCACGGCGGACGCGGAAGACGTCGCCTGGGGCTTCCGGCGGCTGGAACTGCTGCGGACGGGACGCTGACGTGGCGAAGCCGTGGCAGCCGGACGGGTGCGAAACCGTGGAGTACCGGAACCCGGCCGGCGACGTCGTCACGTTCAGGATGCTGGCCGGCGCGACCGGCCGGATGATGCCGCCGTCGAAGATCACGACGCTGGCGGTGCCGGCCGCGAGCGGCGCGCGGCTGGTCGGCACGTTCCATCAGGAACGGCCGGTGGCGGTGCCGGTCGCTGCGCCCGGGACGATCACGGACCGCGCGGAACTGCGCCGCTGGGCGCGCGCGCTCGACCCGACGAAGGGGGAAGGGACGCTGACGGTCGTGCAGGGACCATCGCCGGGACGGTTCCTGCGCTGCGTCTACGAATCGGGGCTGGACGCGCTGGAAGAAACGTTCCCGAACGTGAACCCGGTCGCGCTCGTCTTCCGCGCCGCATGGCCGTACTGGCTGGACGCCGTCGAACAGTCGCAGTCGGTCGCGCAGGGATCGACCGTCACGCACTGGTTCCCGTTCCTGCCGCTGATCCTGGGCGCGTCGGACGCGTTCGCGGTCTTCACGGTCAACATCACGGGCGACGTGCCCAGCTGGCCGGTCGTGACCGTGACCGGGCCTGGCCAGGACGCGACCGTGCAGAACCTGACCAGCGGCCTGTCGTGGACGGTCAGCGGCGCGCTGAACGCCGGCCAGCACCTGACCGTGGACACCCGGCCGTCCTTCAAGTCCGTGTCCATCGATGGCGTGAACGCGTTCCCGCGGCTGACGCCGTCGTCCGCGCTGTGGCCGCTGCTGCCCGGACAGAACCGGATCCAGGTGTCGCTGGCGCTGACCAGTCCCGCGTCGCTGGTCAGCTTCGCGTGGCGGAATCAGTGGCTGGCGGCATAGCGTGGCTGCGGCCTTCACGATGCGCGTCGCGGACTGGCAGACCGTGCTGGCGGAAGTGGACACCTTCGACGCCGCGACCATCATCGCCCGGTATAACGACGTCAGCACCTGGCAGCTGTCGCTTCCCTCGAGCTCCCCTGCCGCGCGGGTGTTCCTGACCGCCGCCCGACCGCGGCTGCTGATCTACGCCGGCCAGACGATCTACCGATCCGGTCCCGTGATCCGGCTGGAACGGCAGCTGGACGCGGACGGCGACCTGCTGACCGTGAACGGCGTCGATGACCTGGTGTGGCTGCGTCGCCGGCTGGCGCACCCGCAGCCGGGAACCGCCGCGCCGCCGTACTCCACGACGGCGTACGACTCGCGCACGGGCGCGGCGTCGCAGGTGATCGCCGGCTACGTGGACCGGAACGCTGGGCCGTCGGCGGTGCCGGCGCGGCAGGTGCCGAACCTGACCGTCGCGACGCCGGCCGCGTTCGGCGGGAACGTCACGACCGCCGCCCGGTATCAGAACCTGCTGGAGTTCGTGCAGCAGATCGCGACCGCCGCGAAGGTCGGCATTCGCGTCCGTGATCTGGCGTTCGAAGTGTTCCAGCCGTCCGGGTCGGCGGTCTTCAGCGTGGACCTGGGCACGCTGGGCAGCTGGACGTCCACGGTCGAAGCGCCCGATTCGACGTACGTCTACGTGGCCGGCGGCGGCGAAGGCACCGCCCGCGTGATCCGCGAGTACGCCGGATCGGCGCTGACGGCGTGGGGTCGCATCGAAACGTTCCGGGATCGCCGCGATACCACCACGGCGGCGGACATGGACCAGTCCGGCGCGGAAGAACTGGCGAACGGCTACCACCCGCCAGGGGTCGGAATGGAAGCGCTGGACGGGCAGGCGCAGCAGTTCCTGCGGGACTGGAACGTGGGCGACCTGGCGACCGTCTACGTCGGCACCGCGAAGCTGCAGGACGTGATCGTGGAAGCGCAGATCGACCTGACCGCGAACGCGCCCGTGAAGGTGTCCCCCGTGATCGGAAGCCCCATCATCGACCTGGCACAGTGGCGACAGGTGAACGCGCAGGATCACCGGCTGCGCTGGCTGGAAAGGATCTGACCATGCCTGACCTGACCGTATGGCCTACCGACGGCGCGGACGGCAGCGTCAGCAGCGAAGCGCGCTGGCGGGCTATGGGCCGGCTGTGGATCCCGTCCGGCTGCGCGACGCCGAATGACCTGGTGCCGACGCTGGTCGCGGGACCGACGATCAATGTGACCGCGGGCGCGTGCTGGATGGATGGACACTTCGCGCAGCTGACCGCGCCCGCGTCCGTGAACGTGACCGCGAACGGGCTGCTGTGCGTCCGCTTCACGCCGGCCGATAATCACGCCGAACTGCTGTACCGGGACGCCGCGACCGTCCTCACGCAGACCGATCCGACGTGGGAGCTGCCCGTCGCGCGGATGGTCGCGGGCGCGATCCAGGACATTCGCTGGATCGCGAACCCGTCCGGCGAAGTCGGCTACGTCTACAGCCCGAACACGGCCGTCCTGTCGGGCGCGCATACCGTCACGTCGCCGCTGGACGTGGTCAATATCCCGGCCGTCTACTGCGACGGGTCGATGCTGGAGTTCGTGGCCAACGTCGTGACCTGCGGGTTCACGACGCCGGCCACCGGTTCCGTGATCGAAAACATGGACGTCTGGCAGGACGCGGCGACCGCTGGGCTGATCCTGCGCTGCTACGCGCCGGGTGGTCCGTCCGGCTATGGCCGTACCCGGTTCGCGCCTTCAGCCGGCGTCCATCAGTTCCGGCTGCGCGGCTACATGATCAATGGCACGGCCGGCGCGTTCACGTTCACGACCCTGCGCATCCTGCGCGTCTAGAAAGGATCGACCGTGGCTTACATCGACCTGGCGAACATGACTCGCGACCCGGCGCTGATGTCGCGCCTGAGCGCCGCCGCTGCGCAGGAACAGGCCGGCGGCGCGACGCTGGACCCGACCGACCCGGAACCGTGGGCGCTGGATAACCGGTGGGCGCTGTGCGCCGCGCCTGGCTGGGCGGACGCGTGGGCGTCGGCCATCGCCGCCGGTCATCCCGATCCCGGCCTGGATCCCGGCGTCATCACGGACGGGATGATCCTGTCCCAGGTACAGGCCGTCATCGCTGGCCGGCG